TACTTCTGTTATTTCTTCTACGGATTGATAATCTGGAACATATGCAATAGTTACTTGGTTTGTATAGGGAGGATTCATTGTAATATATAGAATTTTATTATGCGCATCCCAAACAAAGTCTAAGTCCGTGGAGATTGTATTCATTTGTTGCAATCTCAACATCCTATTCATATATGCGTCCAGATTAGTTACAGCTGAATAGGATTGTGCTAATCCGAATACGTCTAAGGAATTAACAGATAGACTATTATAGGAATTGGGTCTCATTACATTGATGATACTATAAACATTCTTATCCTTTAGATTTATACTACTTCCACCATTGTTACTATTCCACGGTAGTGTCATATATGCCGGAGTAGTAATATATCTTTTAACTTCTCTAAATGCCCTGTTAACACATCTGGGTAAATCATTTGCAATTTCCAAATCCAGTACTGTGCCACCAAGTTGAAAAGCTATTTCCTCAGTATACTCGGCCAATGTCATAATTTAACCCTCACTATTAGTTACAGTTTTCCAAGATCAGTTTAATTAATGTAGTATTAGAATTGTTCTTCTTATACTCCACATTATAAGTATCTAATATTTCTTGTAACTCGGACTTATTTTTTGTTGATAGTTCTTCCTCTGTAAATGTAGGGGAAACTACAGCATCTGTAATCTCTTGAGAAACTACTTCTTCGTTCCACTCGTTTGTGTTAACGTTGTCCGTTTCCATTTCCTTAGCTTCGGATTTTTCCAGTAGAGTATCTGTTTCTACAACATCTTGCTGCAATGTTACCTCTGTATCTATCGGTGCATTAATTTCTTCCACAATTGTTTCAACGGGTTCTGCTTCTTTTAATGTTTCCAAATCAGGTACAGTAGAAATAATCTCTGTTTCTTCCACAACAGGTTCCAATGTTGTTACAGTGTTCTCCGTTACCTTATACTTACCACAAGCCTTTAACTTATTCATAAGTCTAATACGGGAAATATCTGTAATAATATTCATACCGGGTGTCGGTTTAAGTGTTAAATTAGACCAAAACCTACATTCGTTAGCATTATCACTATCAAACTCTATAAAATCATGTTTAGGAATACATAGGGTATCACCTCTGAATCTTACAATAAATTTATCCTCAGAAGTGACATTCTGTATTAAAAATTTCATAGAATAGTTTCTCCTTCATATATTTAATTAGAGGTTCACCGGATGGAGCGGAGGATAACCCCACCCGGCTACGTCCTCATTTATATAAAAAGTGAAATCACCTTTTATATCTTATTCACCCTCTACGTTGTTAGTAGGAAGTACGTTCTTCTTTCTTGTGAAGTAAGTATCTACAGCAGTACCCCAATCATCAGGCTCTGTAGATACAACAACATAGGCTGTACCCTCTACCTTATAGAATGTGTTTGCCGCAAATGCTGGAACATAAGGATCTGCCTCAGTACCGGCACCCTTAAATGTAACGGCTGTATATGTATACTCTTCGGCAGGAGCCAAGTTACCATTGGTGACCTCAATCTTAGCACCTTCAACCTTTAGGTTCTCCCAGTAGTTGATCTCCTTAGGATCCTCTACAGTAAACTCTGTATAAGCTCCAACAGGAATAGAAAGCATCTGTACTTTATTATAAGCAGGAACCAACAAAGTACCATCAACTACAGTTGCCATATCACTAATGTATTCCTGAATAGGAGTGCAAGGCTTAGTAATACCTGTAGGGCTAATAACAGCTTCTACACCAGTGGCATCAGAAATGATAGTAGTTACAGTGTTAGTAATTTTAACAGTTGTTGCCATTTAGCTTCATCCTTTCGAATAAATTTATTATTTAATTTTAAGTTAAGCACATAGTTCCATATTAAATAATACAGAACTATGTACTTCAATATTCGTTAGTAATTTAAGTTTAATTAACCAACGATCTTACCACGTAGATACATCTTACTATTAACCATCTTCTTACCGTAAGATGTAGCATAACCCTGCTGTCCCTTGAAGTCTGCAGGCATAAGAATATCTGTGGTCAGGATAGGCATATACGGTGCGTAAATATCAATTGTAATTATTATACATATTGTATATTTAATTATTTGTTACAATATAACCGTTTCCGTTATATTTCACTATGTTACCATAATGTTCAGACTATATCATAATTTAATAATCTATTACCGATTAGTAAATCCCTTGCGCTTCCATTTAATAGACTTATGTAAAACTAATATCATTTTACTGCTAACCTCTTGGCTGTACTCTACTCACTTACTCTCTGTAATATTTCTATTATCAGATATGCTTTCGATAGTCGTTGAACCCTTCTTGTATTTGTACTAATACATTTACAAGACTTGGCTGCTGATTGTCCTATGTTATTATTAGTTTCCATAGGGTTTTCCAGCAATTCACAAGGTTTATACTGGACTATTTACGCTGCTAACGTAACTTCTTCAGTTAATCCAGTTTCAAGGAAGTTAGATCCCTTGTAACCCATTACAAATGTATCTTCATCCATTAGCGGAACTACATATACCTTATACTTACCACCTAGAGTACCAATGAAGTGAGGACCTACTGCTTCTGTAGCACCTGTGCCGTCGAAGTTTCTCATAACTTCAATAACAGCAGCAACGTTAGTACCACAAACAATGAAGTTAGGCTGTACTCTTTGAGTTGCCTGGAAGATTGTCTTAGCACCCTCTGTAAGTTTAACCCAGAAGCTATCATAGTGGTCCAGAATATTAACACCTGTAGGAGGAATTCTGTTCCATGAAAGCTCTGTGCCAGCACCTGCCAGTCTTACAAGGTCATTAACAATCTCTGTATCAATTTCATAAGAAATCTCTGCTGCGGCCTGAGTTGCCATAATATCAGTGATGTCCTCACCGTACTGCTGCTTCAGGTCATATGCAGCATCAAATCCCCAATATGCTGCCAACTTACGGCTCTTAGCATAAATCGGAATCTGTGCCAGAGAAATTGTAATCTCAGGAACCTTAAGGTCTGGAACCTGCTCATTGTTATACTCATATGTAGCAGTTGTACCAGCTACTGCATCAGTACAAGAAAATGCACCTGTGGTATAATCAATTGTACCCTTGTTAGCTGCTGTTGCGGGATCTACCAGATCACCAGTACCATTATCAATAATAGTGCTGTTGTCAGGAAGTGTGATAACAACTGTTGCAGGAAGGATAGGTGCATACTCAAAGTTTACAGAGTCAAGAACCTGCTCGTCCACAATCTTTCTGGATGAATAGTTCATATCAGAACGACCTGTGTAAAGAGAGTTGTTAAACATTGTGCCTGCTACTGTTGCACCCTTGTCAGAACCATAGTTGTAACGTAGGTAAGAAACAATGGAAGCCTTAGACTCCATAGCCTGTGTAGATACAATATCAGATGCTATCAAGTTAGGAACAACACCTGTAATCATATCCATGAAGAATGTCTTAGAAGGAATATTGGAACTATTAGTAGCCTCCAAGATCTTTCTTGTATTCTCCAACATAGTAGCAAGAGCTACCTTCTTTTCGAATCCCATAGTCTTGCCTTGTTTCTTCTGAACATTTTCAGCAACTCTAATTCTGGACTCGTACTTCTTAAGGTTTAACTGGTTCTGCGGAGTGTTCAAAATAGCTTCCGCTGTAATAGTCTTTGCCATACTAATATCGTCCTTTCGTATTAAATTTTAAAGTTTCTAATGTACTCCATAAGGAGTATATTTATAAGTATTAATTATTTTGCGTGTATAACCTGTTCTATAAAACGGGTTAATCGTTCCTCTTCTGGATCCTTTTTAGTTACAGTTGAGGATTCCACCACAACACCCTTAGGAGCGCTTTCACTAAATGGTAGTTTAGCATATCTATCCTTTGTGTCTTGTAGATCTTCTACTAATTTATTTATCTGGGATACTGTTGTATCAACGGTCACGAATTTTTGAACCATATTTGGGTCCACACCTAATTGTTTAGATTTGGTGTGTACATAATTATGCTGATACTTAGTTAGTTGTTCAGATAAATGTTTAACACTTCGATTTAACTTATTCTTAGTGGAAACAGATTCGTCCAGTTTACTTTGAAGGTCTTTAACCTTTTCATGTAACTGGTCTACCAGTTCTGTGTAAGAATTAATCTCCAATTCCATTTTTCCAGTGTCCTGAGTGGTTTGTTGTTCCGATAACTCCATATCGGATTGTAGTGTAGTCAATTGTTCTTCCAACTGGTGAACAGTATTTTCCAAGGTCCTTATTGTGTCTTCCTTATCAGATAGATTTTTCTGGTAATCCAATACGGAATGATTTAGTCGTTCTATCTGAACGTCCTTCTTCCTGACGGATTCCCTCAAGGAACTTACATTCCTATCCTTATCCTGTACAGATTTTTTAAGGGATTTCACATTGTTTTCGGAATCTTGTAATTGTTCCTGTAAACCTTGTATGGACTCTTCCCTCTTTAGCATAGATGTTTTCAAGGAATTTAACCTCTGATCTTTATTAGATAAAGATTCCTGTAGTCTGTGTACAGTTTTAGTATTTGTGGAAGATAAATATTTATTTTCCTTTTGTAACTTACTGTTTACGGACTTACTTCTACGAAGTTGTTCCTCAACACCTTGTAAATGAGTAATTTGTTCATCTTTGGATTGAATTACTTGTAGTAACCTATTTTCTCTATGTTTATAAGCAGAGATTTGTTTACGTAAATCATTTACACAATGATATAATTCCTTATTCTCCCTAATAGTCTTAGCCGAAGAATTATTCTTCTGTGTATCTGCCTCGGAGATTTTAGTCTCTACAGGTTCTTCATGTTGTAACTCCTTGACGGATTCAGATGTAATAGTTTTACCCTCTTGAATAGAGTTACATTTATTTTGAATAGATTCCAGTAAAGAATCTAATTCAGGCGTTTGTGTAGATTCTACTACCTTTTTGATGGCGTTTAGGTCTCCAATAGTTTCGGCCTCTTTAATTTGTGTACGTATGGATTCCACAAATCTCTTTGTCTTTCCTACGGACTCCACAACATTTTGGCGTGCTTTTTCAACAGCAGGTGTTGTTACAACATCAAAACAGGCGAAATCATATGTGTCCTCATCTACAGTCTCCCCGGAAGAAGTTGTAGTGATATCACCTTGTCCTCTACTGGATACACCCATAACACAACCATAATCCAATAGGGTTTTTAATATTTTGCCCCTTGGAGTGTCTAGAATATCGAATCCGGCATAAATAACACCTTCATCATCATCTATCCTGTAGTCTGTCATAACAATACAGGCTTCCCCTGCAAGCACTTCCAATCTGTCCTCTGGGTGATCCAACTCACCCAAAAGTGTTTTGGATTCTAAGGATTCCTTAAAGATTGGGTCATTGAAGACGTTTTCCCACAATTTACGTGTATATAATCTACCGTTTCTTGTAGGATTCTTGAAGTCGGCACATATGCCTTCTAACCTTCCTAAACAGCCTTTACGAGGATTAGCACTTTCATTAAGTTTAAGTGCGTTTAATCGTGTTTCGATTAATACTGCCAATATAATTCACCCCTAACTGATTAAGAAATATTATATATGTATATGGATGAGTAATTAATCATCCAATATAACCTTAACATCTTGTCTGGTTTCTTGTACAATATCAACCAGTTCAGAATAATCCCCATATGTAAAATATGTATTTAAGCCATGGGTTAATTCTTTTAGATGAAGTGAGTTTATTAATTGATTTTGAAGTTCTATATCTTCCTGGCACATATGTTCTAAAGTAATTGTGGCCTGTGTAATTAGACTTGTAGCTATTTTTATATATGTAGATACGGGTTTATTTTCACAGGTTAATATTTCCTTTATAATCTTATGTGCTTTATTGTTTAACCGTAGATAAAAATCTACAGTTGGATAATTATTTTCTTTTAGATACTTAATTACACATTTGGGGGTGTATTTAGAATCTTTCATAAAACGTGTTAGTTCCGAATGTACATCCATACCGGATGATTGCAATTCAAATAAGATATTATAACAATCATGTTTAGTAACAAGCACAATTAAATCCTCCGTTATGCTTCTGGTGTTATATTTGTATCGGAAGGTTCTTCCCTAGGTGCTGGTGGCTCTTCTGACATATTCACAGCGTCAAAATCGGGTTCGTTGGAAGCTCCGAAATCAGTTCCTCCAAAATCCCCACCTTCAAAATTCCCTTCAAAATCAATGTCTTCATCTCCAACATCTTCATTTTCCAGTATGTTGTATTTCTCAACAATACCTGCCACATCAGAAAGGTTAAGATATCCACTTAATAAAGATTTCAAAGTTTCTATTTTACCCTCATCCGTAACAACTTCAGATATTAAAGACAAAATGTCGTTCACTTGACTGATACGACTCGACATCTGTTCATCACGTTCTATATCCTCTATAGTAGAAGGAGAAACCATTTTTACGGTAAATTTATTTATATATTCTAAACCTTTATCTAAAAAGAATAAATTTAATAGTGTTGTTATACCTGATTTCAAGGCATTTTGTACTCTCATAACTGTATGTGCATATCTAGAACTAACTTTTGTCAAAGATGTTCCGTTACCCAATCCTTCTGGAGAGTCGTAGTTTAGGAATTGTTTAGGGGTCTTCAGCGCGGATAATTTTTTATTGTTAAAATATTCAATGTCCGCAATATCTTTAATATTAACATCTCCACCCAGGTTATTGACTGTAATAGCACCTCTGCCGTTCTTGGTTGGAAAGTATACGATGTTTTCCATGGGTCCGGGTGAATTATAGGATCTGGATTCTCCGGAATTAGTGTTCATGGATATCTTTTGTTCTATCATGTTTTTAACACGACGAAGTAAATTCTCCACTTCAGGTTTAGGTGTATCCCCTACCTCTATTTGAAGTAATCTAACTAAAGCAGATTTTGTTAATCTACTTAATAACATACTATCTTCTAATAGTTTTACAGTTTGAGAAGCCTCATATGCGTCTTCTAGAATAGATTTACCGGATTTAATCTTATATACTGTAGTACTATTATCTTCAGCATTGTTTATTGCCAAATACTCTGGGTGTCTATTAATAGATTCGGATAAACTAATATGTACAAAACTTCGTCTGTCATAGAAGTCCACGTTTTCAATATTAACCTGGTTGAGGTTCATACCGTTGTGTATATAACTACTTTGAGTAGATACGTTAGTGGTTCTTATACGAACAAAACCTGTGGTTTTATCTTTTAATTGTAAATCATATATTGTGGACGGGTCTTCTACATACTCTACATACTCTTCCATGGGTCTAGAGGTATCCTGAACTTTTGTTCTTATAACACCCGGCTGAACATTTAATAAATCTTCGTAATCTGCTGTATCCCCTTGTCTGTATATACGCAGGTACACATCTCCAAATGTACATAAAGCATAACAGAATTTCCAAGCCTTTTCGTTAATTTGCATCACGTCAATTAACCTATTAGCGGCTTCCGCTATGTCTGGAACATCCGATTCTACCCAAATAATTTTACCAGTTTTTGGATCATATTGAGTGGCATCGTCTGCATACATTTCAATAGCAGCTGCTGTTGTGGCATCAGTTAACATATTTTCGTATGCTGTATACTTCTCTTGTCTATCAGAGGACAATGTTCTAAATTTGGAAATAGCCTCGGCATCTAATAGACTGCCACCACCCACATCTTGAATCTGTCTTTGTGTAATATCCTCTGCGTCTGATGTTATGGGTACTCCAGAATATTTATTGTTATTTTTAACAAACTTTATCTTGAGTCTGTCTTCCCATAAATTTTGTAACATACCCAAAGAAATATCCTCCTTACCATATAATCATATCAGAACTTCCGTAACCTGATAATAATTCATCTAATTTGTTTTGAGCTATACCCATATGTTCGGATCTCATACTTTGCTCTAAATCCGAAATAAATTCTTGTTGTGGGTTACCCGTATCATTGACCGCTAATGCACTTTCTAATAATTCCATACCATCCACTAAGGATTGTTTATGTAATGTAGCGTTCCATAAGGCACCCGCCAAACTATCCGACATATCCTTACTATTATGAACAAATACACCGCACCCCAATAAAAAATTATGTGTGGCGGGTACTTCCATATCATATACGGGTACTGGATCCGATAGTATTAATGTTCTAACATCTTTAATTTTAACAGGATGTCCATTTCCCATTAGTATGTCTACTTTACCTAAGGAACTTGCTTCCTTATATGTGCCGCAGGATAACATAAATCGATGATTTGTTGTACACGTCACGGATCTATTATTATCTAATGTTATTTTTGTGAGACAGTTTACATATTTCGTAAGAAATACTTTTTTTATCTTTACTTTTTGTATATGTCCGGAGGCATTTATTCCAAATGTATATAAATCCGTTTGTCCGACCAAATCCATAATAAATTTAGTAGTACCATCTGCCAACGTAATTGGTGTACTACCTATAAAACATCCATCTATAGGGTGGTCAATTTTACCTGTTTGTACATCACGTTGAAGTTGTATAAGTTCTGTTTCTAATAAATCTATTTGGATTAGTCCAATACGACCGTCGTTCATGGCGGACCTTAATGCCAAATAACCTTGTGGGGTCTTATCCAAAGATATAATACTGGCATCGTAACCTTGTGCCAATAACATTTGTTTCATATCGGCTGATTGGAAACCGTCCAAAGATATGGCTTTAATATTAAATCCGGATGCCTTTAGATAATATATAAATTGACGGGTTTTTTCAAAGGATATTTCAGAACCTTGTGGCGCCTGTATATCCACAGAGAAGATATGTTTATATGTCATTTCCTGACTAACTATTTCGTTAGCACCATTATACTGCACGGTTTCTTTAAGACCTGAGGCACCCACATCAGAAATACCTGTCTTATCTCCTGTTAACGAAGCATCTATATGTAGAAACTGTGGCATAGCTCTCACAGCATCTGGAACACTACGTATATCAAAGAAATTTGCAATTTGTAAATCGTCATGAATACCTGTTGTTATAATATCCGTTGTAAAAGGATTTCTATAGTCCTTTATATAGCACTTAGAAAACATATCAAAGTTAAAGAAACTTGTAGCGCCCACAACAGATCTTCCGGCGAGGTTCATAAGTGCTGTGTTTACATCTATAATAAAACTTTGTTTAAGACTTACAGGAACATCTAATATTTCATAGCCTTGTTTAATAATGGCTTTTCTTTCTTCTTCCGTGATATTTTCATTTAGTACTCGGGATTTTAGTGATCTATTACCAACCGCCACTGGAAATGTTTCCTTGCTGAATGTTCCGGCAGGTTTAATTACCCATTGGGGTTCATCCACAATTAACATCTTATCTGCTTGGCCTTCAGATTGCATTTTTCTTATATATGCCTCTATAAAGTCGTGTTCGGATTTTTTAGAGGAAACCAAGAATAATCGACCGTACTGAACACCGTTTTTAATAAAACGTGAATTAATACGTTCTTTTATTGTTGTATAGGCTTGCATAATACCATTCTGGGCATTCAGAACGTCTCCACCCTTTATTCCACCTTTTGTGAAGTCGACCTCATCCATGAAGGCACAAAAAACCTGCTGACCAAGGGCGTGGTCAGATTTAGATCCATATGTAATACCTATATTATGTGGAGGATTATATATAAGGTTGGTACGTCCGGTCTGTGTACCCCTTTCCATAAACCATGGACTATTTAATAGGTATTGATGTAGTGTTTTAAATCCTACACCTTCCGCCAATTTTAAGTTAATATTTAGGAAGAAAATTGTTATTTTATCTCCCTCATTGAACTTAAAATATTCCTGTGGATTTCGTAGGCACATTATTTTATATAGAAGGTATGCTAAACATACAACAGCAGTACGAGTCTTACCCACACCAATGGCTCCTGTTAAAACAATCTCCTCATAACCCAAAGATTCGTCAAATATTTCATTATATTTTTGTCTCCAATATGGATATATGGACTCACCGTTACGAGTAGATTTTCCTAAATAGTAAGGGTTAGTAATAAATTCCTTGATGGACACAGGTATTTCCGTATAATCGGCATACCACAAGTCTTCCAGTGTTTGAGACTTGCCCGTTCTACTAAGCTCTTCCAATATAGTTAAAACTAACTTCTGTTCATTGGAATCCAATTTATTAAATTGTTCCTTAGATATATTTGAGATATTATTCAAGTCTAACATAATAAAAAATCCTCCTTACTTTTTACAGTAAGAAGGATTTTAAATAAATATTAAATTTGTGTTGTAAAATATTAAATTCGAACCTAAGTATATGTATATTCGTTAATCAAGCCACAAATCTTCATATATAAGAAATAACCGTTTCTATTGGAATATATTGCTGAGCCATTTTGGAACATACTTGTATTACCTTATCTACTCCGAATTTAGTAATTAGACCCGGTATGTCTGAAAGTCTGTATACTTGACCCGAGGGTTGACCACATACGGGTAAATCTATAAATAAAATATCCTGAATGGGTATATTTTGGTATATAACATATTCGGAATCATTAACTTGTTCCATATTTTTTATTTTCTGAGTAGAAAATGCTATTGTAACTCCACCATATCCTTTTTGGTTAGTAAGGGATGTAGCCCATATCATATTCCCTTCATACTCTAATTGTGTGGACTTATCCACCAGTAACCCATTTTTTAAAATGCTTTCCACATTATTTAGCTTTGTATTATGGTAAAGAATGTTGGAAGATTTTTGGTAATTGGGGTATACGAAGTGAGTTAGTACTTGTTCATAAATATGTTGGGGGATAATTGTTGTAGATTCAATTAGAATATTCATATGTATCACCTTGTAAGTTATCTCTTTTTGTATTCCCTAGATGTTTTTCCCGTATAATCCATTTTGTCTGCCTTCGGGTACCTCGTTCCATACACATCATAATACTCGGATACGGAATCCATACCGTACTCGTCGTCTGGATTATAGTTCGAGTCGTACTTGTAATTCTTAATGCACTTGTCATAAATTTCCTTGTGAAGTTTCTTATTGTTTGCCATGGGCAACCTCCTTATACATGAAACATTTCCTCTTCCTTACATATATATTATACAACATATTACCGGAAAAGTCAAGGATTTTTACGGAACAGATAAAATTTTATATAATTAACAATATAGATTAATAATCACTAAATCTAACATTTCCCCAGTTCGTTGTAGCAGCATTTCTACTGGTTACACCCCTGGATTTTACAACATTCCTTACCCGGTCCTGTTTCATGTATCGTTGAGGATTTTCCGGGTTAGGTTCTTCCCCTCCTAAAGTCATAAATATTCTAGCTGCCTCCTTATTAGTGGGTACAAAGGAAGCCCCTGATTTTTTAAGTTGTATTGTTCTATGCTTTTTTAACCACTCCGCTTCCTGTTCGGAGCCTCCAGCATGGGCGTTTGAACCAAATACAATCCAACACTCGTCAAAATACTGACCTGCTGTACTTGTAATAAATTTGTATAAGTTGGAATTAATTGCGTTATGTTTAGAGTGTAATATAGTATCACTAACAGAACGATCTCTTAGAACATTTCTTATCATGGCTTCTTCACGATTTGTTACTACCCAAACCAAGGATGTTTTATATCCCAGATCTTTTGTTGTTTTGGCATACCTTATTAGTTTATTGGGGTCATCCCCAGTAACATCAAATAAAACGTTGGGTAATAGTTTTTTCTCAGCATCTGCGAAAAAGGCAGTTTGTTGTTTATCATTCCAACCACCTTTTTTCACAATGTTATGCAAATCACTAACATCGTCGGGATTAGAAAAATCGTAGTCATCCCTGCCCGAATATTTTTTAAAATTAGACTTCGGATTTTTAATGGCCTTGTTAAATTTCTTTTTTAATTCATCCACATCAAATCTTTTGAAATCTAATAAAAAATATTTTTCACTACTAAATCCTTTGCCACTACCAGGTCCACCTGCCAGACACACAGCCCAACCCCCGTTAGGATAGGGTTGTCCACCAAAGGTCACAACGGAACCCTCTGTTAAAGTGGATTCAATAATCAATTTTATCATAATATATTCCTCCACTCAATCATCTATTTTTAAAAAATCCTTGTTCAGTTTGTGATATGTTCGACCCCTCATTAGGGATGGGTCTACACATATGGTATATGTGATATTTCCTTCGCCCCGAACAAGTATAGATAAATTATCAAAAACTTCTAAGACCTGTACAGGTCTGTATCCAGTGTTTTCCATGTGACCGTATTGCCAATCCCTAACAATAATATCTCCAGGAACTACCTCTGTCAAATCCACATCATACTCCTGAATAAATGGTTCTATCATGTAGAAATCAGGATATCTTTTACCAACCTCCAGATTAGGTAAAGTTCCTTGTGACATATTATATATTTGTCTATTGTTTCTTATTTGTTGGTTGGG